TCTGTTAAAAACTCTGCAGTGATTTGGTCAAGTAAGGTTTTCATTATTGAATTACAGGAGTGTCATAGTCTACATACGTTATGGATACGGATTCACCATTGACCAAAGCATTAGCAATGGGAGGATAGATTCTCTTATAGGCATTTACAGATTCGCCAATGAGTCCGCTTCTTGTAAGATTCTCTTGAGAAGTATTTCCAACCAGAAGGCATCCTTCTGTATTGTCATCAGTGTTGCCACAATGAATTAATATATATTCAAAGCCAGGGACGTTCTGAACATGTAACATTCCCTTGTGCATTGTACCGTACTTGGCACCATATCTCTGATGGAAACCACCAACGGTTCTCAATTGTATATCATATGTACCAGCAGGAATTCTTGTTTCACCTTGGACCTTAACTTCTCTAGCTTCATCTTCTATAGTAAATCCAAGAAACTTTCTACCACTGGTAGTATCAAACAATGCGCCCAATGTGGAATCACTCTGAGAACTAATACGAGCAACTTCTAATTTCATAACAACCTCCTTAAGATATCTTTCTTTTAATAAGTATTCTTTTGAAGGTTATTCCTTATCCTCTCTAGGGATTCTATGGTTCTCTTTCTTACGATGAGTGGTTCTAGCTTCCATAGGTTTGTTTTTATTCTTTTTGATTTTCTGAACTGTTTCGTACTGGTCATCTAATTCTTCTAAATCTTCGGTAACCCACTTATGCCATTCTGGCATTTTCCATATCCTCCACTATCGTTTTGATCTGATTTTCTAAGGATGGTCGTTTGGCTGTTGTTGACTCTCCCAAGTAATTATAAATGATACCATCATAAATACTCATATCATCGGATAAGGCATTTTCACTTACATGATCCTTAGCTTCCTCTGTAAGAAAACGGTTTTCCTTATCACTCACCACCCGATAAACTTTGCCACCTAATCTCTGAACATTTTCTAATTCGTTTGGAAATCGGACATCGGGAATAATAAAGCGATCAATTCCCCAATCCTTATGAAACAACATCATCCAAGAGAAGATGGTATTTACCCAAACATTTTCTCCCCACAATTCTCTTCCTTGTTCTGTTCCAAGAATTTGAAGGAGCCTACGAACCCTGGGCGGTTTGGTGTTGAACACCTCATCGTAGTCAGCCTGACCTTTGGCGATGCAATCTATTTTGAAATGCCAGGCTAATGAGATGTTACGAAATCCATATTCATCAATGAAATATGTTTTCGCAACATAGTCTTTTCCAGACCCAGCAGCGCCAGATAATCCTATAACTTTAACATTATCTAAAAGATAATCAAATACTTCAACCATTCTATTTCCTATCCTAGTGTAGTTGTTTAATAATAATTAGTGTGCCAAGCAGCAGGAGTGATAAGTTCCGATTCCTGTGAATGAGCAGTTAAACGAAGATCGTTATCAACCATAGTTCTCACCCAGTGATTAAATGGAGTTCTTGGTTCCCATCCCAACTTTTCTTTAGCTAAAGAGTAATCACCACAAAGAACATCTACTTCCGCTGGACGGAAGAACCGTGGGTCTTGAGTAACATGCTTTTCCCAATCTGGAATATCTACATAACCAAAAGCGGAATCTAAAAAGTCGCGGATGGATTTTGATTCACCTGTAGCAATCACATAATCGTCAGGTTCGTCTTGTTGTAACATCAACCAAGCCGCTTCTATAAAGTCAGGAGCATATCCCCAATCCCTAAAAGAATCTAAATTACCAAGAGCAAAGGTATCACTCAACCCCAATGCTATCTTAGCTACATTCATTGTAATCTTACGAGTTACAAATTCCCACCCTCTGCGTTCACTTTCGTGATTAAATAAGATTCCAGAAACATTATACATGTCATAACTTTCACGATAATTCTTTGCAATCCAATGCCCGTATAACTTCGCAACTCCATACGGTGAACGAGGATAGAAAGGCGTAGACTCTTTAGCAGGGTTTTCTACCATTCGGCCGAACATCTCACTGGAGGACGCCTGATAGAAACGAACTTCCTTTCCATACTCTCGTATGGCCTCTAACATCCTTAACACGCCTAACCCCGTGGCATCACCTGTATATTCAGGTGTATTCCAACTCTCCTGTACAAATGACTGAGCAGCGAAGTTATAGATTTCATCGGGTTTAGAGATCTTCAAACACCTCAGTAAAGAATTTTGATCAACCAAATCTCCATTTAAAAACTGAAAATTCTCATTGTCTTCAAGGTGTCCAGTGTTGTCTCTATTAATTCTAGATGACCGTCTTTCCATCCCAAATACTTTATATCCTTTATCCAATAGGAAGTCAGCCATATAACTACCATCTTGTCCATTAATTCCTGTAACCAAGGCACTCTTCATAATCCTTCTCCTAAAATCTTAATTCTTTAGTTTGTTTACTGGGCATAACAATTCCCAAATAATTCACTGATAATGTTTCCTCAGTGTTTCCCAACGCCCTACACTCTTCCATCTGTTCCACATAATGAAAAGCCTTAAACCATCCTTCACATGGGATAATAGGTATAACTCTTGTAGCCAACAAATACTCTGTATACCATATCAATTCGCCCGGAATGTGTTGTAATAATGTTTCAAATGTTAATTCATTTGGATTTAAGTAATTATCTACCATGTGTGTTAACACTTTAGATGACCAGAGATTAGGACAAACAGAATCAAATAACTTTCCGGTTCGTTCAAATACATTCATTACCGTAACTCTATCTCTAGCATATGATTCAAAAACATGTTTATATGCTGGTCGTGTTGCACAAAAGGTTAATAAATCTCTACATTCTGTAATATTAGTATACGGTATGTCTTCAGTGTGCATGAAGTTAGAAACAGCAAATGGTCTTATAAAATAAGAATCAGCATCTATCCATAAATAATTTTCAGTCAATCCAGTTTGACTAAATGACATCTTAACAAGTTGTTGAGCAATCCAGTTATCAACCAAATCTTTTCCTACTATATCTTCATCATATAATATTTCACATACATCCGTATCAACGCGATTCTCAAACAACTGAGACTGAGCTTTTGGAATAGAAAGATATGTTTTAATATTATCAACATTATGTTCTCGTATACTATCAATCAACTGTACAGTATGATCCAAATGACCATTATATGACTTTACAAACAGTACTAACTTTTCCATTACAAATACAAATCCAATATTTTAAATTGTTCTACATAATGTTTCCGTTTCTTAGCAGATTGAAAGTCACTATGAAATGCCCGTAAAGCAGCATCTTTAAAATAATATCTCTCCTGTTGACTTTCAAATTTCTTTAAAGACTTAACCTTGGTATGATATTCTTTATCAATATCAACAAACAAATTTGGTACCCAAGTTTGATCTGTACTGGGTGTCTTATATTGTATAAGAGTTATTGGTCTTTGGCGTATCAACGCCTTTCCAAACCCTGCCACCAATCTATGTTCAAAATGAGAATCATGTTCATTTGGCAAAACTATTGCATCCAAGCTCGGAGAAAGTTTTCTCTCAATAAAATTTATCCATTCTTCCTCTAACATATCTCTCATGTACTTAACCTCAGTAAATACCAAGTTCACATTAGATGGTGAACTATTCACATGAGAACCATATTTTATTCCAGCATGTGTCCAAGCATTCTCTACCTCAAACAACCTATTCTTGCCAGTAGTTTCATCCATATCACCACCCTGACACAATTGTAAACAAGTAAACATCGTGTCCCAATACTTTAGTATTGTTCCCATCATACTATACTCAGTATCGTCTGGGTGTGGAGAAATACAAAGAACATTATCATAACCTAAAAATTTCATAATGTCTCCAATGTATGTACTGGTTCTTTAACATCTTGGTATATCACTTCTATTCCCCTATCTTCAAAAAGAGATTCATCTAAATATTCTTTACTTCCAATTCCTGCTAAATATTTGTCAGCCCCACGAGCACAACAAATATCTACTAATCGTTCTGTAGATCTTAAATCCGTTTCATAGTCTATCGTTAATTCTGTGTCTATATCAAATAACTTCACTATATTATTTATTACTTTTAAATTAGTTAACATTAAATCTTCCGATATAAGATGATCGAATGTATCTAAAAAATCTCTATACTCCGGCAAGTTACTCTTTATTTTATCCCAATCCTTTTCGGGATTTAAATATTCCTTTTCAGTTATTGGTTTCATTCCTTTCTTAACACTCATCGTATACCAAGTATCTTTATAGTTAAATCTATTTTGATATCCATTCTTTTCAAACTGACAGTGTGTTAAGAAGACAAACACATCTGCTTGTTCAATCTTCTCAAAATACGGCCACCAAGGAAAAAAGTTTGGTTGATGAATGGCTAATATCATAATCCTATCTCTTGTCTCCGTTCGTTAGTGAGATCATTTATGTGTGTGACCGTAGCTTCATATTTTGTAGCTAATCTTATCATCTGTTGATAATCAATATCATATCCAGCTGGTTGTGCAGCAGTTCCCATACCACTGAAAGCTGGGTTTTTAAACGAATCAAACTTCTTATTTTCAAACATTGGATGATAACCACCAGAAGGATCTATGCCAGATAAAATAAATTCTTTGTATCCAAAATATTTTAATAAAACATTAATCGCTGTAACTCCCGTTGACCCAGGCCATTCATCTAAACTTGGAATTTTAACACCACCAGTTCTTTCCACTTCTTCTGGTTTTAAACTATCACCATCATGTAGTTCGTATAGATGAAATTCTACATGATCAAATCTTTTTGGAAAGAATTCAAACAATTTACTAAAATGAAAATGTTGATTTACACCATCAAATCTAGGATTGAATTGTGAGTGCATATATGTTGGAACTACCATCTGAGTTACTTTACTAAAATCTTCATCTGTAGTCAACTCCATAGGTTCTAAATCATTGAAAAATACAAAAGTTGGTTCTTCACACAACCAAAATGCATTGTTTAAAACAGCAACATCATATTTGTCTGTCTTTTTCAACTCTATTGCTGATGGTCCTTTTCCCAAGACAACCACTGGATTCATTAGAAATTACCTCTATGTTTCTTATAAAGAAACTCAGCTATTTCAAACTCTAATGGTGTGTCAACATCTATAGATTCTATGTCATCAAGAGCATAAAACATAGGATTGGAACCAACCACATTTTTATACTTTATCATATTTTCTTTTCCAATAATATTAATGCCATAAGTTAACTTCTTAATATCAGGCAAATCCTGTGTATTTGGTGAGTTGTGTGGATCATAATTCAATGGTTTATTGTCTAACCACATATGATGTTTTAAATATGAAACGGTTAACATGCTATCATATTCCTCTTTTGAATTTATAAAACGATTTATAAAATCATAATAGGTGTCCAATTTTATTAGAGGTGCAGTACAGGGACTATAGATAATATACTCGCTATCTATGTTCTCTGCCAAGTTCTTGAAAAAATCACTATTGTTACATTCAGAACTAGCATAATAAGGATCTCTTTCATGTACAGAAACATTGAACTGTTTTGCAATATCCATCGCGTGGTCTGAATCGGTACTAACCACAACATCATCTATTATGTTAAGTTTAACCAATGTTTCTAACTTAATGATTAATAAATTTTTGTCAGCAAAAGATCTAAAATTTTTATTCTTTACTCGTTGTGAACCTTTTCTAACCGGAACAACTACGGTAATTTTTTCTCTTTTCATAAAGCACTTCTCCAATCTTTAACATTTACGGCCAAGTCATCTATATAAATGTCCGCCATTATTTTTGGACTTGGACCAGATAATTTTTTCTGGCCAGGCAAATTTGTATTAACAGCATCAAATTCTAAACCTCTTTCCCTACACCAATCAATAACCTCTGTTAAGGAATTATATTCTTCGTTATCGCCTCTATTAGTCCAGAGTATTATTTTGTGTCCATCGTTTCTCATTTCTATTAATCTAACCATTAAATCTTTTTGATCTTGTGTTGGTTCTCCTATGTCTGGAAATGCGTATCGGCATAAAGTTCCATCAAAATCTACTGCAATTTTTAAAAATTTAGATTTCATTTTCTTTTACCAAGTCCTTTGCGATTTCAAGAGCATTTAATATAATGTTATCAGCTGACCAAAACATTTCATCTGTAACAAGGTTTTCGATAATATCTCTAGCATATGTTCCTATAGAAACTCCATTACATCTAACATCACATGACTGTGTTAATTTTCTTGTCAGTGCATTTGTACCGCCAGACAACAATATAAAAACACCCAAACGATGTCCTGACGGTCTATAAGACTTTTTAGAAGTTAGTTCAGCTTTTCCAGAACCTTCCTTTTTAATCTTCTTATTTACTCTCATATTAAATTTTTTATTTATTACATCAGCACATGCAACTGCCTGCAGGGTTGTATTAAAATCATTTTCTCCCCCACTCATCGGGTAACCATCTGACTGTATTATAAGTTTGTCATTTGATATATTTTTTAATTGTTCTATTCTATATTCTAAATTTAAATTACCAAGATTTAATCTATCCAAACAAACTGAATTAAAATTGTGAGGATTTGTAGAAGTTATAAGTTCCCACTCTTTCAAAGTAATATCATCTTCACCGACAGCAGCATGAAGTTCAAATGTCTCTGCACCTGCTTCCATACACTGTGGCAACAGTTTTTCTAATTCTCTGTAATTATGTCGATATGATATGATGTCATCTTTCGGACAAATGTTACTACATTTTCCACAACCAATGCACAGGTTTTTTATTACAATTTCTTTTGATTGGTCTTCTGTATCAAATGTTCCATCCAGTTGTTTAAATACTTCTAACTTAGAAACAAAATCTGATGGAATGGCATCTGTGGGACACACTGGTATACACAATCCACACTCAACACATGTGTGTGGGTCTATGTATGATTTTCTAACATGATGATCACCAGGCATACCAACACTAACCATTATAAAAGGTCTTACACCAACATCAATTCCAAAACTAGTAGACCGTTCAAATGCTAAATCTATTCCCTCTTTGGCATGTCTGACCACATTTGGGTTAGCAGAAACATCAAGAATCTTGGCTCCAACCAATGTGTAAATAAAAGACAATTTTTTAACATATGGAGCGTCTTCATTACCAGCCCCACATATCATTTTGAAACAATTTTCTGTCATCAAAATATCTTTTAATTCTTCAAATCTATTCATAACAATCTATCATTAATAGTATTTGATCTTAACATATATTCATCTGATATTTTTTTATACTTATTTGCTTTGAACTTTAACCAAAGAGATTCAAATAAAAGAGCAGATTTAACCAAACCATTTAAGTTATTAACACTACTATCCGTTAGTTTCATTATAACATTTCTTGTCTCGATATAATCCAACAACTTTTCTTCAAATAATTTTTTTATAAAACCAACACTCTTGTTAGAAATATTTCCACCCATAAGAGTTATCATATCATATTCTTTACATTTGGACATAACATCATAAACAATATTTTGCATTTCTTTTGAGTCTACATAATCTTTTCCATGACCATAAGATTTGGTCAAATCGGATCTACCAACAACTACACCACAAAGCAACTTTGAAGATGGACTTGACAATATAGAATCCAAATTATTATAAGCCTGTCTACTTTCTATATTTACATACAATTTGATATCTTTTAAATCTTTAACAATTTCAATATATTTTTGTAAAGCAAACTGTGATTCAATCATTGGTGCTACAACACCATCAACCCCAACCTGTTGAGATAAATTAATATCTGTTATAGCCTCACACCCGCCGATCTTTACACTAAGATACACTCCAGACAAATCAGTCAATCTTCTCATTGTAATTAAATCATCCAAAATCACACCTTCATCTTCGAACGATTGTTTTATACCAACCACACCTTGATTCTTAAGATTGTTCAGTTCATTCAATAAATCTTTAAAAAAGATCCCATTCATATAATATCTCCTAAACTAGTATCTATTAGTATGGGTACCTTTGAAGTCTTCATTATCTCGGCAACACTTCCCTTCTTTATATCTGGATGTCTTTCTACCGCTAGGTCATAAAAAGATCTTCTAGGATGTCCGACATGACATACTCCTACTTGATCACTCAAACATTTATCAAGTATTTTTGGAGCAACCTTATCTACATAATCCTGAGATGTCCACTTGTCAGTATATGCCGTATCAAACATAAACTCAGATGGACAAAAAGAAGTTCTAATTACCAATGAATTATCGTATGTTCTTACTGCCAATTCACCGGCCGCTTTAGTTTTAGCATATTTGGTAATTGGATTTATCTTATCACCAACACCATATGGCCCATCTAAACCATCAAATACATGATCCGTTGATATATAAACCATTCTTATATCATGTTGAATACATTCCCGAATCAAATGACAGGTTCCTATAACATTGGTTCCCAACGCTTTTCCAATATCTTTTTCCACATCCCTGTATCTTGCAACCGCAGCACAGTGGATTACTACATCGGGTTTAAAGCCACCCCAAAGTATCACATCGCCAAGACGTTGTTCAATAACATTAAACGCTGTATGTGTGGGACTGTGGTGTCTAACACCCCTCTTGTCTAATTCATTCACCAATTGTTTCCCAAGTAATCCAGAACCGCCTGTCAAAAATACATTCATTACATTACCTTTTTAAATACGTTTATATTATAATATTTGTCATCTGAGAAATCATACTCATCTAAATTAATATTTTCCAATATCTCTTGAACGGTACCTGTTGGTGTAAACCGTGGTGCGTAATTCAATTCTTCCTCTATCTTTGTTATGTCAACTTTATAATTTCTAATGTCTTGTACATCCAAGTATTCCAATTCTATATCATAACCTCTCTCAGACAAAGTATCATAGATAATTTTTCCAAGTTCACCTATTGTATAATTTCCTCCAGATAAATTATATACTCCAGAAATTTTTGAATCTGGAAACAAATCTATTGCTAACCAGTATCCTTGGATCGCATCTCTAATATCTAACAGCGGTCGCCAAAGTTGTGGACTATTTACAGTTATCTTTCTTTTTGTAAAGGCAGTCATCAACATTGTATTCACAACCAAATCATATCTCATTCTCTCTGACCAACCACCAACAGTACCCTTCCTAAACAATATAGGTTTGAAGTTATCATCTTCCAACAACATGATACCTCTTTCACATTGAAGTTTTGAGATACCATATGGGTATGTCGGTTTAACTGTACTAGTTTCTGTGAGTGTTTTATTCTCTGTATGTCCATATACACTACACGAACTTGCCCCTATAAACCTTCTAATCTGGGCTTGTTTCGTAATATATGCCAAATAAGTGGGCGCTGCACTGTTTTGAATAAAATTTAAATCGGGCCTGTAAGCTACCATTGGATCGTTGGATAGTCCTGCCAAAAATATAACAGCATCATATCCTACCAAGTCACTTGATTTCAGATCAAGTATGTCACCTTTAATCTTGGTTATCCTATCGTCTAAACTATCACCAAACCAAAACTGATCAAAAACCGTTACCTCGTAATCTGGTTCGTGATCTCCAGAACCAGCCAATAGATTGCAAAGTCTTGTACCGATATAACCAGCACCACCTGCTACAAATAACTTTCTAATTCTATCCATTTAAAACCTTGGGTTTTCATCATACTCAGCAAATGTTTGTGCTGTAGTATCTTTCTCTGACAATATAATATAATCGTTTGGAACCTGCCAGTCAATATCTAAACCAGAATTTGTTGGATGTATTGCACCTTCAGCGTCACCATTGTGTAGTGCTGTGGTCTTATAACACAAATGAGTATCATCTTCCAAAGCTAGAAATGCTTGAGCAAACCCCGGCGGCGCCCAAAGCATTGCAAAATTATCTTCTGATAACATAAAGGTTGAGTGTACACCATATGTTGGTGAGTCTTTTCTAATATCAACAATCGTATCAAATCCACTTCCCTTCACAACTCTCAAAAGTTTTCCCATTGGGCGATCCCATTGATAATGTAATCCTCTGATAACTCCAGCTTTTGATTTTGAATGATTATCTTGTATAAATGTTTCACCAAGTTCATCTTGAATTATATGATTATATGATTCTGTAAAGAATCCCCTCTCATCAGCATAAACTTTTGGATAAAATAACTTTGCATCTTCAAATATAGTTTCTACAATTTTCATTAAACCTCCACCTTGTATAAGAAATCACCACAATCGTATAGTTGTCTTTCGGGAATGGCCTCTGTATGTGCTTCTGTAAACCATTCAGTATATCCTTTTTCATCAATGACACCCGTGTGTCTATCATTCGTTTTAAATATTCGTTGACTTTCCATTCTCAAATCATATAACATATTCATATCCACTTTATCAAAATGAACAAGATATAAGCCGGGGTATTCACTTATATCAGCATCTGGGTTCCATTGGAGTTCTGGATGATAGTGTGCATCAGCATGAGGCCAGCGTCCACACTTTGTACCATGTCTTCCAATTATCCAATCAACAGGTATCCTTGTTATACACGCCTTGCTCTTGGATGGAAACCACCTACAAAATTTTCGTTGTTCAGCAATTGATTTACTCAAATCAAGTGGGCCTTCATCACCCGTCTGTATTACTTCAATGCCTCTTGGCCTAATAATGGGTTCTTCAAAAGTATTTAATAGATTCAGTATACCATCTTCGTGCCAAAGTAATTCATCTCTATCTAAAAAGACTACAACATCAACTCCCGCTTCCAACAAACGATGTTGGACATCATTTATTATCTCATGTTCAACATCATGGTACCGTCCGTAATCATATTCTTCAAGATCATACCACACCACACATTGATTTTTATTATATATGTCATCTGGTGAATAAACACGGACTGCATCTATATCATATCGTTCCTTTAATGCTTCTACCAAATCAAAATGAGATATGTTGTTTACTAAAAATACTAAATTTTCTGGCTTAAATCCACTCTCTAACCAATGATGAACCGCAATGTCCATTAACCAGTTTGGTGGTCGTTCACAGTTAGTTACTAATTTTATTTCTCTCGTCATTTAAGTCCACAAACCATTCCATGTTTATCAAATTTTGGCATCGATCCCCACTTCTGTACCCACTTGCGTTGATTATTTGTTTCAGATTCTATTTGACGTATCCACGGCCGTCCATCATTTTCTTCCAATCTATGACTTCCCCGTGCACCAAAGTGCCACACCACAGAAGTTGATGGTAATACAAATCTAAATCCAGCCTGTAACATTCGTAAAAACAAATCTATGTCCTCAAAACTCGCCGGAGCAAACAACGGATCGTTTCCTCCAATCTCGTCCCAATCACATTTTCTAATCAAACCACTTACACCTTCTCCCTTTGCAACATGAAAATTATTCATCTCTGTAAATTCCCTTGCCCACTGTTCAAATTCATCCTTCCGAAAATCGTGGTGGTATGCACCAAATGTATCCTTCGGAACGATCACGGTGCCATACCTATAACTGGCATCACCATCCCAAAGAGTGTATGCTACATCGGTGGGAGTGGACATTTTAGGTTCTACTCTATGAGAATTAACCCAAAGCTGTTCGTCTGGATACTGTTCAAAAACTTGTAGTAAAGCTAGATCCCAATCCTTGGTTACATAAAAATCTGAATGTAGGAACATTATATATTCGGTCTTAACTCTTTCTGCACAAAAGTTCATACCACCACCAATGCCCAGCGGGACATCGTTTTTGTCTATATAATATTCTAAATCATATTCTTTGGCGTGTTCTTTTAACCACTCATCTGTTCCATCCTCACAATTCTCAGCATGTATTATAAATGGGGCATCATTGTAATGACTATTGGTTCGGACAGAATCAACAGCTATCTTAAGATATTCTAAGTTATTAAACGTAGAAATACAAAACGTCATCATTTAAAAACTCCATAATTATAATTCGCTGCATTGTGTCTAAATGATTGGAACACCTCCCACCGTTCGGGATCAAGTTGCATATAACCCATCATGCCTTGTTCCGCCCGAGCACAATACTCTTGATTACTAAGTGTCTTTCCTTCTAGGTCTTCAATGCCTTTATTAAGAGTTTGTGAATTTAAATGAGCTATACAACACTTATCAGTGACGCCCGTTTTCAAACCCTGTTGTTTAGCAATCATGCCTGTTAAAACATCATTACCCCACCCATAAAGCAATTCAGATGGATACACTTTAATAAGATCACATATATCTCTTCGTAACATCGGGGCTTGAAAATCAATCCACTCTACCGATCTGGTTCCACCTGACATCCACATGTGCATTTGTTTCCAAAAACATTGTGGTACTGAAGCATTAATGATAGCTGGAGATAATTGACACATATCATTTTCTTCAGCTTCACTTAACATTATAGATAGAAAATTATCACCATGAATAATCAAATCATTATTTAAAACCATCAACCAATCGTGATCTGTTTGATTAAGATAATAATCAAATATTAAATTTAAACCACCACCGAAGAAACAGTTCTGTTCAGTTCTGTGTGTAGAATAACTTGATGGTTCTGTAGCTCCATTTTCAAGAACCATAATTTCGTGTTCAACTTCTGTATTCTTAGAAACTTGTTCCACCAAATTATTTGTCAACTCTGGTTGGTTGACATTCATTGTAGCAACTAGAATAGACATTATGTTTTTAACCACCTGTCATTCTCAAGGGACCACTCTACCACCTGTTGAATCCTTTCATTCAAAGACACAAGAGGTTCCCACCCAAGTTCTTTCATGTAATCACCACTAATGGCATATCTTAAATCGTGCCCTGGCCTAGCGGAATGATAATCAATCATCTCATATTTCAATTCTTCACCAACAGCCCTAGCAATTCTTCTAGCCAATTCCAAATTATCAACCTCTTCCTTACCAGTAAGATTAAACTTAGGACACTTGGCATTGCCAAAATCAGTATTAAATACATGACCTTCATCGGATAATCTCAATAAGAATAGAATAGCTTCAGACACATCACTAGTATGAATATAATGTCGGCTTCCTGCCGTAATCTTCGTTGCGTCACTGTGAATAGTAACAAGCTTTCCATCACGAACTTTTCTAATTGTAGATGGAATATATTTTTCTGGGTGTTGCCTATTACCAAATACATTCATAGTATGGGTGATATAAATTGGCATACCATATGAGTTTTCATATGAAACACACAGTTCTTCGGCCCCAGCCTTAGTAGCAGAATATGGATTTGTTGAATTATATCTGTCACGTTCTGCATAACTGATACCTTCTGGGGCTGGACCAAATACTTCGTCTGTACTAAAATAAATGAACCTAGATAGATTTTGTTGATCTCTTGCAAAGTTTAAAATATTACAAGTACCAACAACATTATCCATAACAAATTCCATTGGATGATCAATACTTCTATCAACGTGACTTGATGCGGCCAAGTGTAAAATGTAATCAACCTCGCCAATAGCAGCACAAATTTGTGAATTCAATTCAGCACGGAGATCGTGAAAAATAATATCAAGCCTATGTTTTTCTTCCTTGGGAATGTCACCTAAAATATCATCTAAACGATTTAAGTTTCCAGAATAATCCAATCTATCTATGGTAACAACATCCCAATTGGTTTGTTTTAAAATGTTATGTATTAATGTGTGTCCTATAAAACCAGCACCACCAGTAATTAAAACTCTTTTATTCATTATAAGGTTCTGCCATGATTAGACCATCTACAATATTATCTAACGAATCTACCTGAACTTTTATATTTCCAAGTTGATATTCACCACTTAAATTTAATTGAAGTGACCCATTCTTATTTAATTGATCTAAAATTAAATTCATTTTTCCAAGATTACCATACTCGTCGGGAGTCAATTGATGTAAATCAATATAAATCTTTACACCATAATTAGAATATTCTTCCGTTTCTTTACTAGAAATACGTTCTGACATATCCAAAGTGGTATTTGGTTGTTCTCTATACAAATACTGTGCAACCAAATCAAATGAATCGATTACTGTATGGCAAAACCAAGGTTCTAAATTATCTAATTGTTCAACACTCTCAACATTATCTGCAATTAAACAAGTATTATACTTTGGAATCATAATTGGATGCATCCACTCATCATTCATAATCCAAGAATTCCACTTACGAATGAAGTTTTTTCTAGCATTCACTTCTAACTCCTCAAAATCATCATCTACCTTCCCAATAATATCATCATCGGTCCACTTATGACCACGACATGTCAAATGATAAACAAGTGCATCTCTAGACTGTAAAACTTCATATCCAGCCAAAAGAAATCTCTGAAAGATATCACTGTCTTCATATGGAAATGGAGCGAAAAGATGATCATGTCCACCAATTTTTAAATAATCTTCCTTATACATATACCAAGGAGCAAAGATACCCTTGGTAATTTGATCTTTACTTCTCTCCTGTTCCTCTCTCACAAACTTAATAAAGTCATCTTCTCTAAAATCTTCTGGCCATACACCAAAGTCTCTTGTTATTTTTTCTCTACCACTTGGATGCAACGGAGGTTCAACCCTAGTAGCTGTTACTACCTTTCCGCGTTCTAAATGTTTAACTATATTTTTTACATAGTTTTCACCCAGAAACATATCAGCATGAAAAATACCAAAGATATCATTTGTAGAAAGATTTACTCCAATATCATATGTAATAGTGTGACCCATCCGTTTTCCAGTTTCGTTTTTCCAAATTATTAAATTAGGATCATTTAAGGAATCCAACCATTCAGCTGTTCCATCTACACTAGCATCATCTAGTATAACAATTTCATGTTCTTCACTTTCCCAAGTTCTAATACTATGATATGCATTTTTCAAATATCTTAAATTATTATAACTTGGCACAATAAAACTTATCTTCATTTTTCTACCTTCAGTAATTTGGGTAATTTAATTTCTGGAACATTAATTGGATCTTGTTCTTTCACCTTTGTCAATGAAGGTAAATTTAATTCTAATTCCATCTTCTGTTCTGGTGGTTCCTCAAATTCTGGAACATATTGATCAAGCAACTTCCACATATCTGATCTAATCCTTTTATAATTAAAATTATCTTTATTAGCTTTAGCCAACTTATTTGCTTTAGCACGCCACGGTTTATAATTCTGAAAGGCTTCTGCCATACCAGTAGCGGCCATGTTTGGATCTACTTGCATCCATTTTGCTCCCTCAATAATAATATTATCATAGAACGCAGATGGATGAATATCTTCTAACCCACCGCCTAACAAGATGGCTTGTTGTGGATTTAAAAAATCCATATGGCCTGACCACCCCGGCGCAATAATAGGTTTACCAGTTAATGAAGCTTCAAGAAGGGGGCGACCAAATCCTTCACCCTTGGTAAAGGTAATGTGAGTCTTTACCTTATTGTGATTATAGAGAGAACTCAATTCCTCATCAGTCAGATCTCCATGAACAAGATAAACATTTGGCAAAGACTCACCTTCTTCAAGCTCCACCGACTCTTTAATTTGTTTCAGTTTAGATAGAGTTTTTTCACGATCTATAATAGAAGAATCCACTTCACCTGTTTTTAAAATAAGTCCAGGCCGACCACCCCACTGGGAACTGTCAAATTCATCTTTCTTAAACAGTTCATAAAATATTTTAACTAAAAGACCAACATTTTTTCTATCTTGTCCCACATCACCTTTTAACCAATGTCCAACAAACATATAATTATATTTCTCTGGTATCGTATCTATCATACTTTTTACAGAGGATTTCAGTTGAGATCGATTTATTTTTTTATAAATGTAGGTGTCTATACAATTATGTAAAACTTCAATAGGTTTGAGACATTCCACCACTCCAACTTGTTCTCCCTGTTCATTATGAGCTTGATACTTTGATGTATCAAAAACGGCCTTAGCGTGTTCAGATATTACAAAATTCACATCCATCCGATTCATCGCCTCAACCCATTCAACCGAAGCCTGAGTAGTTTCAATTCCAGCTGTAATTCCAATATTATATTTTCCCACTGGATTAAACTCAGTAGGAATTGAAATAGAAATATATAAGTCAGGTTGAACTGGAAACTCTTCGGGAACAATTCTTTCAAGTATCATTTTATCAGCAGGATTATTAACATCCAAAGCATTCATAGGAGTTTGACCCCAATTAATTGAATGAATTTCAACATTATATTTGTCATACTCAATAAGATGTCGTACAATATCTCTACTCATTCCTCCGTATCCAGAACGAGTAGCTATGGGAGCCCGCACTACACATAAGGGCCGATACAATTGAGATAGAACTTCTGGGGTTCTTGGCCTATCCATTATACTGCCTCCAAGAAAAATCGTTGTCTTGGTTTAAAGTTTGTCATAGCTATATCCATATTTTCAATAAACAAATTACACATATTCTCTGAGTTAAGTCCGCCCTCACCTAAACAAAATTCCTTACCAGCTAATCCTGCTTTTCTTCTCTTCTCATCGCCTCTCTGATACCATGTCATTATGGCCTGAGTAACATCTGGTATAGCACAACGGTCATCAAAAATATACGGAGTAACAGGTGAACCCACAATGTTTATAGCAGAAGGGAACACCGGAACCACCCACTCACCATGATCTCTATATTTACCATTATGATTAGATCCCTGTTCAAATGTATAATGTATGTCAGGATCTAGAAGGTTACCTTCTGCATCACGGAACCCACATTGATCTTGAAGACCTCCTGTAACATTTACAATCACAGGAGTTTCGGCCATAAGACTTTCTGCCACACTCAAACCAAAACCCTCATTACTTGAAATGTTAATTGTAACATCTGAAATATTATAAAGACCATTAATTCCATCTTGTTCAAATTTACTTTCTGTGAATATCAAATTAATATCTGGAAACAAATCACGATGAACCGCTCTTAAATCAGTTCCATTTTCATCAGAAGGTTCGGTGTGAAATAACAAAACAACATCATCTTTCTCATCATCCGGTAACTGATCTCTAAACTGACTAAACGCCATCATAATATCACTTGTCATCTTTCTACGAATGTTTCGTGAATTATAAAAAACTACAAACTTATATTCTTTATCCCCAAAAAGTTTAGTTTTCATATCAACAATCGCCTCATGTTCCTCATCTTCTTCTTTAATCCTATAAAACTTGTTTGGATTAATTCCATGAGGAACATAAGAAAGTTGCCAATCTTCTACAGGTTCTTTACGAGCACGAACTTGTTTTACAATATTATATGTTTGTTTAGAAATACAACCCAACCAATCACAAGAACGATAAAAGTTTTCATTATAATATGGATAGGGAAGATCGTCCCAAATCGTATAAAAGAAAATAGGAGTGTTCTGACGAACTTCATTCTCCATACTATAAAGCCAATGCCAATATCTAGGATCGGTGAAGTGAAGGATGGCAGATGGGCCATGTTCATGTAGTAATCTTCTAAGAATAAACTGATCGCCATAACCGTTATATGGATAAATTGTTATAGATGGATCTTCTACTCCAGTTGTATTGTGGATATCTTCAGATACATCAATAACTGATCCAGCCTCTGGATGGGTGATAGCTGCTCCCAACTGAACCCAATTGTAACGATGACAAGTTCCCTCTATTATTTCACGGGTCATTGTACCAATGCCGGAGGGTATGCGCATGTCATCCGAAAGGAATAACATAGTCTTTCTTTCTTCTTTAGGTAACCATTTATGCTTCATTATAACCTCATATTTTGTATTTTAATAAATAGTATTAATTAACTTAAACCATCTCCACTTAAAGTTATTCAACATAACCTTCAAGGGGATCGGACGGATCTACAGTCCCAGTGCCAGTGACACCTCTGGTAGTAAGCGCCGTTCCACCAGCAGATGTGATCCACTCATTTAATTGAGTCCAAATACTAAAAAACCCGAACAACATAGCAGCTGGGGCCAATGCAGGTAATATTGCGGGGTATAATTTTTCTATCGCGTACTGCTCTATCGCTTCCTCATCAATCAAATCTTCGAAGAAAGTGTCTACACTTTCGTCTATAGCGTCAATCTTAGCTTGGGCCGCTTCCCAACCCTCTTCACCTCTGTCAACAATGGCATGCAAGGGCCCTTTTTGTTCTTCAGCCCGTGCAATCGTGTCTTTTTTCGCTTTCGTTATTGCACCGTCTGGACCAGTTAATGTTGCTATTTCTTTGCTTGCGGCAAGTGATCCCAATGTACCTGCGGGATCTTGTACTAATGCCGGCAATCTATTAAATGTAGCTGGTATTTGAGGAATTATCGTTCCCAATTTAAGGATATCTGATGGTTTTAAGGTCATATTAAATTCTCCTATAAGTCTTTAACATAAATATCAAGTACCGTGAACAAATTCACAAGTTCCGTCTTTACCAAACGAACAAAACCTACAACTATTTTTAGAAGGTGTTGCTTCTTGTTCACTAATATAACTACCTTCGTCAGAAAAAACAAGGTCTGTAAAGTTATTAAAGCCTGACCACGCTCTCTTCAAAGAGGGTGGTCCGTTTGATGGAGCAAACTCTGTGACTCTGGGATTAGGATAACTTGTCTTGTACAACTCTCTTTTCATAATAAGATAACCTATATTCACTTTATAGTCTGGAATCCCCATTGCTTTGGCAAAGAAAATCTTATACAACAACAATTGATCTGTTTTAGTTTTGTCCTTCTTCATGTACTTGTTCCAACCACGGGTAGATGTTTTTAAATCATATAAAAAATATTCTCCAGTAACTTCATTATGAGTTACAACATCAATATAACCAATAAAATAAACATGATCGTTTACATCAGCTTTAAGTTCATGTTCAATAGCAAACAACTTTACATCCTTAGTAGGAAATAACTTTTCTTGATTCTGTTGAACATAAGAAATAATTTTCAATCCCTGTTCATAAAACTCTTCCAACTCTTCTCTTGAAAACAAAAAGGTTTGTTCGCCATTTTCATTAATCACTTTCATGTGAGGAGCAGCTTCTTCAATCAAAATAGATTTAAACTTTTGTGACAAATTTATGGCCGAAGCTTTAAAAACACTATCACTATATAAATCCTGTTCCAACCAATCTTGAATAACCCGATGTATAGATGTGCCAAAAATAGTATAAATGGAATGATCAAATGAATCTAATCCATCTATATATTTTAGTTTCCATCGGTATGGACATTCCACCCAAGTTTTGTATTGACTATAACTTACTCTTTTCATTTGTTCTCTAGCCCGTAAACTCGTTTTAACCACTTTAATTTTTCCTTACCTTTTGGTGAAGATTTTAATATCTCATAATATTTTTCTGCGTTATCTAAACTTTCTTCATAATGTTTAGAAATAACCTCAACCTCTTTACTAACCTTTTGTGAACCCTTCCATATCCAAGGGAACTGTTTGAACCCTGGCCGATTAGAATGTGGAAAAAGAGATTGCATAACTTTAAAATGTAATCCATTACTCAAAGTATATTGTTGAACTAAGTTCACAAAATCTATCAACTCCCCATTCTTGGAAAGTTCTTTGTTAATCACATATTGTGAATATCCTTCATCCCCACCAAACTTTCCTTTGGATTTGTATATAGTTCCTACATGCGTAAATGGACTAGGCTTCTTCTTCATCACTATCCGGCGTGGTAGGTGAAAATGCTTCATTAACAAAACCACAAGCATTACATGCAAATGTTTGAATTGGAACAATCGCTTCCTTACCTGTCGGAGATATGATAGGAGAAATCCTCTTCATCATCATAACAGTTACAAAAGTTTGATTAGCACAATGTTCACAAGCTATACTTTCAGCTTGCGCCAATTGTGAAGCAGTAATAGGAACCTGAGACGGCTGTTCGTCCATAAGTTGTATATTACTTCGGTTTTTATTTCTTCTTCTAGACATATTATATTACTCCTTGAGTTTTAAAATATTGTATATACAAGCACTAAAATTAATTTCTTTGTCTACAACAAACGCATCTCTGTGTTGTGCATCTGCAAGTTGTAGAATAACCATCGGTTGAATGTCTTCAGAAAAATTATCAAGATTCTCATAAAGAAAACTATAAAACTCTGAAAAATCTCTAATACCATCTGAATGTATCATTTCACGGATAACTTTAAATCTATTAAGAATAGATTGGCCGCTCTCTAACAAAGTTGACATCATATTCAACTTAACATCAGAACCAATCAACTGTTCAACGTCTAATGTTAACTTACCCTTTTTAGAAAACAACTGGGCAGTATTAATAACCTTACGAATATCTGGATGATAACTGACCACCAAGGTCTTTACATCTTCCAATTCAAACTCAATACCCTCGTTCTTCAAAATACCAGCAAGATGTACTGCTACGTTCTTCTGTGAGGGTGGATTGAGAGAAAACGATTGGCACCTACTAACAATCGGATCAATAATTCTCTCTTGATAATTACAAGTAAGAATAAACCTTGAGTGTTCGGAAAATGTTTCCATCAAGTTACGGAGAGCAGCTTGACCGTTGGGTGAGATATAATCGGCCTCATCCAAGACAACAATCTTTAATGATTTAAACCCAATAGTTGTAACGAAACCTTTAATCTTGTTACGAATTGTATCAACACTATTCTCGTCAGAGGCATTAATAAACAGGTAATCACATTCAATATTTTTGATCAACATTTTAGCAAGAGTTGTTTTACCTGTTCCTGCTCTACCCGCGAGAAGTAAATGAGGAATGTCTTGTTGGTCTATCAAGGTTTGTATCTTATCCTTGATATGTTCATTACCTACATACTTTTCCAATGTCTCTGGACGATATTTTTCAACCCACAATGAATTTTCTATTTGCATTATACTTTAGTTAAACGTGAAAAAGGTTTTTGCATGTTCATTAGGAAAATATTTTTCTATATAATGTGGAACAGGAATATGTCTACTATCATAAAATCTTTGTAATCCTAATGTATAAAATTTACTTTGTATTCCTTCCTTTTTTATCTGTGGACTTTCACTCCTTAGTTCCCTAAAAATATTAGATAAAGTAAGAACATCATTTGGAGGATTATTTAAAACATAATGAAATAATTCTTGCGGAAACGGAACCTTACCAATGTTTATTCCATAATCCCAAGTACAGGCGTGACAATTTCTACATATCCATACAGTTTCTTTATTGTTTATATGATGTCCTTGCATCTTCATAACCATACCATATTTTTCAAACGCCTCATCAGTAGATATACCACAATGTTGACAGACCCGTCCACGCTTTGAATCAAGTTGATCGGGATGGGTGATACCAGACTGTTGTTCGTGTAACATACCATGTCCATTTGGGCTAAGGAATAGAACATGTTCTAAAGCATTTGGATTCTCCACGCCCATTTCACACAAACTAGCATAAGAGATAGGATAGTGTGCGCGTTCGGGAATCCAAAATTTTTTATTTTCTATAAAATATTCACCCCAATCTTCGCCTGTAACAGGACAATCAAACTTCGGGCCCGATGCATATATACCCGTTGTAACTTCAGGAGGCCAACTTCCTCTGGGGCGTTTCCTTTCCTTATAATCATAAGAAGGATGTGGCGATTCTTTCTTTACCCTCACAGGTGGTGTCCAAAACTGATTCATTATTATCTTCCTACCTGAGACATATATTTTTGTTGTACTTCTTCCCACGTTCTCATTTGAATCATATCACGATAATAAAGATGTTCTGGTCTTATTCTATCTTGTTCAAGAAGGTTGGTATACCGTCTAATTGCTTTGGGTTTCCACCAATCCATTACATCATCAACATCATTTTCCAATTTCTTTGAACCAATCAATTCCGATTCTTCAATCTCACTTCTCAAATATTCTCTGGTGTTTTCATAGAACGGAGCAAAATAAACTCCTCTTTTAAAACCATGAACATAATCAGAAGACTTCATACCAAGGTGACTATAAATTCTATTAAGTACATTTTGTTTTGGACCGGAGGGTGGATGAACTAACTTACTACGAAGATCGTGGACAATATTAGTGTCGTGGACAGAAAACCGTTGTTTAGCTAATTCATCAACAAGTTCATCTCTAGTGTCAGCATGTTCACGGATTGTATCTTGAAATGTCCATACCCACTTATCATTTTGTTTAGAAACCGTTCCAGCTTTACCACAACTTGCATGTTCATATTCTTGAAGATGATTTTCTTTCAACCACTTTGACCACTTTTCAAAATGTTCATCGTCTGGTTTAAGAAGAATCCGTCCTGTAGTTCGACCAAGTTCTTTCCAGAAAGGAATTCTTTGGTACATAGAATGACCACCATATAAAGAAGTTGTTGTCATTCCTACTAACTTCTGATCAAACTTATTTTCCCAAGCATCACGAACATCATTAGTACAAAGAAGAGAAGCAATTAATTTACCACCAAGAAAGTTATAACCAAATGGTTGTGTTGGTACAATCGTAGAACCAATACAAGTTTGATTCAACTTACTCTTTTCAAACTTATCTTCTTTAGTCCACCCGATCCAATTATCTCTAACTCCAATAGAAATAACGTCAGAAGCAATAGAAGACACTCCAAGAACTTTACCAGTGTTTTCATCTAGAATCAAGATTTTAATAAGTCTACCAATACCAATAGAAAACTCAAAGCTTGAGATTAACATTCTCAAATACTTCCAATCATCGTAATCGGTGGTTCCTTCTTTACAAATAACAACCTGTGGTTTCAGATTGTCAATTTCCTCAATGGTTCTTTCTTTATCAAAGATATCAGTAGGAGTCCACAATCTGCCCATAAGAGCACCAGTAGATACAACTTCTTTAGTATTGTCAAGTTGTTTTAATTCTACCCACTTTTTATAAAGTGTAGATTCTTCAACACCTTGTGTCTTCAAAGAAGCCATATGTTTAATAAGAGATTCCTTATCCTTATGAAAATCAAATGCTGTACTGTTCTGAAAGAACATATCAACAACATCGTGGTCTATTACAGATCTAATCATTAGATTACAATATTACTAATTTTAACAAGATAATACTCAGAAATAAAACCCCCATCATCAAACTTAATAGAAAGAAGACCACTGTTGGAAACCTCAATATTTCCTGTCTTCGCTGTTTTATTAGCCAAAAATATATCTTTCAAATACCTGGCAGAAAAAGTTAATTTCTTTTCAAGGCCGCCAAATGACTCTACTCCAAGAGAAATACGAGTTGTATTCATATCTGTATATCCAATAACCAATGTGGTGTCGGCGTTAGAAGTATGACCATCTGCCTGTTGTGTTCCCGATATTATAGTAAATGTATCCACTTCTGAAAGAGCAGATGTTGCCTTAACAAAACGAGACATAAATTCTTCATCAAACGGAATTGTCAAATTAAAATCTGGTAAAGTGGTAATTGTGGGTGCATCTGGTATGACTTGTGGATCAGATAATACAAACTTTACTTTAGTATTAAATGGATGATCATCTATCTGTAACGCAACTGGAACATCCTGTGATGTTTCCACGTTCACATTAATATCATCTGACTGACCAAACACTCCCAACAACGAACGAAGTTGAGAGGTATCGTAAATAGAATACCTTCCACTAGGAAGTGAAAGTTTGTCACTCTTTACAAAAGCCATTGCCTGCATATCCTGTGTAACTCCACTTACGGAAAGTGCTCCGTTTGTAGAATCCAAGGTTACAGAGTTAATAGCTCCACCAAGTGTGTACTTTTGAATAAACGTTTCAATTGAAGACTTCTGCATAACCTAACCTCTTTATTTTGATTTAATTAATCTAACACAAATGCTACTAAATGTCAAGTCATAGACCGAACATATTTAAAATATTTCTATCAACTTTAATGTTGATGGGCAACTCTCCCCAACCCAAAGCATTATAGAAATCTTGTAACTTCTTTTTCAACTCAGCATCAAACAATCTTTGATGATCGGAATACGTTTTTAAAAACTTCACAATCTGTGGAGGATCTTCGTAATCTTTAAACGCCAAAGTATCAATATGATATGGGTTCTGTCGTAACATTACATACTTTATCTTTTCTCCATCATTGATTGGAGGGAACTGTTTTTCAATTCCAAACTCTTTCAAAAGATGATTATAATTTATCACCGACTTTACATGCATCGGAGTACTCTTCATATAATGTCCCAACCTATCATTTGATGTTTTGTACTTCGTTACGTTCTTAGCTGCTGTGTTTCTTGCAATCCTCCTAAACGGAACATCTTTAAGACCACCAACAAAATCTACCATCACTTTATCTATATCAATCTTGTCCGTATCGTTCAACAAACTTATAATAAAGTTTCTCATATACTCTTTAAAAACAATTGGAAATGTTGAACGAACAATATCTAGTCCCTTAACAATCAACTTAGGTTCAATCTCAGTATTCTTTTCTAAATCATAAACTTTCAGCATTGCATATCTTTTCTTTGTAATCCAAATTCCAGACTTAGCAATTATTTCACCCTTAATATGAAATCTATGATTAGGACAATTAAAATAATCAACAGCTATCTTATCATAATGTTCATTTAATTTTTGTTCCACAAAACGAGAAAGTTTAATTGTAGCTGATTGTAAATCCCCTTTCAACTTATGTTTCAGTGGAAGGGAAGAAAAATATAAACTATCAGTATCAATGTAAATACACCAATCTTTTTCTGAAGGAGCTACAAATCTTTCTTTCCGTTTAACCGCTTCCTGTTTGAGAGCTAATTCGTATTTTGCCAACTCTGCACTACTCTTTGGTTCGGCCCCCAACTGTTCAAATAAATCATTCACAAATACCTCAGAATTTTTAATGACATCCTGACCTGTAGTAGTGACAGCAACGGCGTTATCCAAATCAAAGAATCTGAAAATAGGAAGTCCCAAAACACCATACAATGAATTTAAGAAAATCTTTTGAATGTGTTGTCTGCGATCATAAAATTGTGCCATTTCAATATCGCCTTCACTTGCATGTTTATTCATCAGCTTCTGAAATTCAATTCTCTGATCAAACCACCGTTCAAGAATTTCTGGAATGATTCCTCTTTTATTTTGTTGGTATAAAATACCATTAGAACTTATAGCTAAGTTATGTTCGGCCATAAACGAATCAAATTGTTCTCTATTTAAATCAACTATCCCATCTGTTTCAACAGAAAACTTATCCATTTCACCATCTACAAAACTCTTATTATTCCAATTAGTAACACTCCCAACCTTCGTCTCTGGTGAAATATTAAGAGACATAATAATGGAAGGATATAGCGACTGTAGATCTAAAGAAAATACCCAATCACATTTTGAAGGATTGGGAACTTTAACATAGGCTCCTATAAACTTATCAGTATCATCACGATCATTCATCATCTGTCGTGCATTTGCCTGTTTGTCGGTAACAATCAAACCCTTACGATGTAGATAGGTTACAATTGTTCCCTCAAGAAAGCGAGATGAAAATCCATAATCTTCATATTGTACATGACCAATGTGACAGATACCACGGACAAGCTCAATCAATTTCATTTTCTTTTCAAGCTCTACAACGATCTTTACATCAGTCAAATTATATTCAACAAATTTATCTAAGTCTTGTTCAAACAGTTCATCTAAGGTACCGTCATATTCAACCTTGCCCATTCCAACTTCCAACTTACCAATCGTATCAAGACGATAATTGGGTTGTTCAATGTAAGTAAACTTTCTATAAAGATCTAAATAATCTAACGAAGAGATACCAGCAATTTGATATTTCTTTCTGTATTTGGAAAATTTAACTTTATTAATAGAAGAAAGTCTATTGGCCTGGCCCCTGCCCAACACCTCACTTAATCTACGATAGAGATATGGAACATCGAAATAATTAGTATTCCACCCTGTAATGATTGTTGGGTTTATGCCTTCCCACAGATCTAAAAAGAAAGAAAGGAGATCGTATTCATCTGAAAAGAATTTAACGTAGGTATTGTCCTTATCATAATTGTCTTTTGACCCATATTCATCTAAAGCCAAAACATGATACTCATCTGTGATTTGATCGTAAAGAGCGATGGAAGTAATTTTATTATTAGCAGTCTCTACGTTAGGAAGATTATCTTCCATAGAAACCTCAATATCAAAGAACACCAAACGGTGTCCTTCGGATGGTTCATCATCTTCTAGATAGATGTCTGTTAAGACTCTGGTTTCTAACGGAAGATCACTTTCAAAAACTCCGGCCTCTCCACGTTCAAATTTTCTCGTCTTTGAACAATGTTCTCCGGTGAAAGTTACATGACTTCCATTTGGATTTCTACGATAGGCATATTGATACTCTTTTGCATCAATGATATAAAACCCTTTCTTATCATCCCATATATAAATCTTATCTTTTGCTAGATAGATATTTTGGTAAATGTTGCTACCCTCACATAACTAAAATGTTATTATTGATTACTCTTATTAATCTTTGCTTGATTTTCATAATAAATCATTTTCTTCAGACTTTCATTTCGTTCTACTTCAAACTTACGAAGAGCTTCGTCATATGTCAAGTCCTTATTTTGTGGCAATGTTTTCCATGTCTGCCAAGGCATGAATTCATGATAATTAGTCATATTAAACTCCCGTTGATCCAAATCCTTTATTGTCGCGGCCATCATTAGAAGACACCTCTTCTACTTCTTCCAGTTCAAAATTAGCTACCGGAACCAATATCAGTTGTGCAATCTTTGATCCTTGTTTGATATATTGAACTTGAGTTCCATAATTAGCAAACATAACAAACAATTCCCCAGTATAACCATTATCAATAACTCCACCAATGGTTTCTAATGTGGTATTGGTTGCCATAGAAGATCTATCTTTAACAAATCCAGCCCATTCGGGGGGGAATTGAAAAGATATTCCTGTACTAACTTTCATCTTTTGACCAGGCGCAATTGTAACATCTTCCATAGCATACAAATCGTAACCCAAATCTCCACTATGTGCTTTTGATGGAGCGATTGCATCTTCACTCAACCTTTTAAACTTTAAACTTGGATAATAATTGTGTACATTATATTCAAATTCGTGTTCTGGTACATAACTATATGTTTTAGTTTTTTGATATTGACTATATTCTTTTCCGTGAGTCCGATCCAACCCTAAATTTTTCCATACTTCTGACATAACCATCCTCTCTTTTATTAAACTACTTCACATTGTCCTGCGTAACAAGCCAACTCAGCTTGAAGATCTGTTTCATCTTTAAGTTCTACCACATTATCAAGATTAATTTCTGTTAAAGAAACAACGGTTTGTTCATAAGTTTCCTCGTCAATATCTTCAAAGGGACTCTGAACATACGAATGATCGGAGTGGGGCAATACACACAAAGCAGTATATACATTTCTATTTTCCCACATCCATTCGCTGACCGGACCCCACTCATCATCTTTAATGGTAACAGTAGTAGACACATTATTTCTATTTTCACCCTTGCGGTGGCCAGTTCTTACCCAATCCGACCAAACGTCTTTTACTCTAGTTAAAAGTTGCAATGCACTTTCCTGTCGTGTTATAGCTCCATTTGGAGCCATTTGGGGTACTTCAATCACAGCTTGTTGATTTGGTTTAAAAAATTCATCCACGACCAATTCTGGGTGGTTGGTAGAAAGGTAATCATAAATAGCTTCATTCTTACCAACACGAAGTCTACGAATATAATACCTATTATGCCAAGCATGAATTCCCGAACTAGATCCTAAAACCAAACTAGAAGTTCCTTCTGGTTTAATCGTGGTAGTTCTAGCCGCTCTCTTTATTCCAAACAACTCAGCGGCTCTTTCATTCTCTGTTCTTACCACGTTTGCTGCTTCGGCCATATCTAATTCCATCACATTACCAGAAGCAATGCCTGTCATACTGACACCAATCAATGCCTCTTTTTCAGTTGTTCTCTTCCAAATGTCTCTAAGATAATGAAAATCTGTATAAGAAGCTTGAAGAGTGCCAATAAAAGCAGCTGCTTTGGCTCTTGCGTTATATTCTTCTTGACTATGAATATCAGAAGCATTAATAGTAGTTAGATTACAAAATTGAAACGGGCGGAGAGAAATCTCTGCGCAAGGATTAAGACCATAATCTTTATCGTTAGTAAAAAAGAATCCTGGCTCTCCAGACTTGGAGGCTTCAACCTTGGCCCATAAGTTCATAAAAACTTCTTTCTCAACTCTATGTCGAAGGATAACTGCTGAGTTGTTTGCACGAGCAAGATGGGGTTTGGTTTCCCACCAATCACCAAACTTACATGTCAACATTTCATCATCATCTAAATTGAAAAGAGAAATCATGGCCGAACGGCGAATACCACCAGAAAGAACTGCATCAGCAATATAACAATTAATTTCATGGACCTCCAACGAAGTTAATTTACTACCGTCATCCTTTCTTTCCAAAACCTTACGAATGTTATGTAAACAATCATGTAGGGGTTCGGGGCCAGGCGCCTTTCCACCACTGGTAATAAGACGGGCACCCTTGGGTCTAACATCACCAAAGTCAAACTTGGGTAGTGAACGTCCTACCATATATGCCTTCATTAATACTTTAATAGCATCGGACCACCCCTCTATAGAATCGCCAACAAGATAACGGCGAGTCTTTGTTGGCTTTCTAATTTCGGGAAGTTTTTCTACATGGTGACCTTGAACAGAATATCCAACGCCAGTGCCGGAAAGTAAAAGAAACATTAATTCAGAAAATGCTTCATAACTATCCATCGGGAGGTAACAACAATTATATAATCTTGCGTTGTTGATTTCAATTGGTTTGCCCCCAAACTGTAAACTTCTCATACTTGGGAGAACTTTCTTTTCATAAACAAAGTTATAAGCTGCTTCTATTTCATCTCGTAAATGTAGATATCTTTTCATGTGCATCATTTTATTTCTATCAATGATCTCATTCCAATTTTCTCTTCGATTCCAAGCTTCTATAAATTTCGCGTACTTCATGTAGACTGTGATGTCAGATAAGATAGAAGCGGCTAGGTCCATAATAATTCTCCATAGAGGGTTAAGTTGTGATAATTGTAAAAAAACTACTAGGCTTCATTTGTAAAACCCTTCAGTTTATCAGCCAAAAACTTCCTCATGTTTGCCTCACCACTAGCCATTGTTTCTTTAAGCTTATCACCCTCTGGAGAATTCGGGTCATATATTTTAACGATACCTTTGGAGGTATCCATCCGAACAGGAAATGTAACACCGTCAGGGCCGAACCTGTTTTTCACAAGATGTGCTCGGCCCGTATTGTTAATCTTATCTTCGGTTTTGCGGCTGAGTGACAACAAAACATCTGCTGTTTTGACCTTATTGTAACTTTCTGCGATCTTATCAGCCTCAATTATTTCGTCATTAATACTGGACCGCTGAGTTTGACTCGCGGTCCAAATTGGGACTTGTAATTCGCCTGACATTGACCTCAGTTCTTCATAAATATATCCCAACTCTTCGTAACGTGCATTTGACTTCGTAGGCGTCACCATCAAGTCAGCATAATCAACAACAATTAAGTCTGGAATGAAATTTTGCATACTAAGATAATCAACATGGGCCATCAAAGTATTAACTGTAGCTGTTCTGCCTGGGAAATATTTAATGATTAATTTTCCTTCTACTTCACCAACAATACCCTTAACTAAATCTAAATGATTTTTCAATTTAGAGGGTTCAATTTGTGAAAACACGGTATCATAACGAATACCTTGATAGTTTTCATTTAACTCAAAACTATAATGAAGGACATTCTTGCCCTGTTCAAGAGCAACCTTACCTAAGTTGGTGAGGGCCCATGACTTACCGATGCCTGAGGGTGCAGCAATGACGCCTAACTCACCTGGCCCCAACCCACCGTCTAGGTGTTCATCTATGGGGGTCCAACCCGTTGGCATAGTGTTTCTAGCGGACTCAAGATGTCTAACATCAAAGTCTTCTTCCCACATAAGTCCAACATCTTTTTGAGTTCCTGCCTTCAATGCATTGTCAATTAAAGATTTAATATCATCATACTCGCCCCTCTGTAACAATTCAGCTGAACGAAGAATAGCATGTTTGAGAGTTTGATTCTTAGCAAATTCTAAAAATCTATTTTGAACATATTCAAGATCTTGATCTGTAAAATGGATATGACTGTTTTTTAACTGATCAATAACCTCTACCTTTAAATTACTCTTTGTCTCCAGATCATTCATTTCAACTCTGAAAAAATCCATTGATGGGTTTTTCTTATACTCTGAATAATATTGAATAATTTTATTGACAATCCATTTTGAAGCTTGACTTTCAAAAAAGTTTGGATTCAAAACATCAGTTGACTGACCCAAAAAAGATCCATTGAGGATCAGTGAAGCAATAACCTTAGATTGAAAGGCTGGGCCGAACTGGGTGATCGTATCTACATTTTTATTAAAATCAACCATCAAACCTCGTCAACGAGTTAAAAGTGGAAACTACCCAACTATCGTAGTTTTGCATTGCTGGTAATATATTAGTCTCCATTAGCAACTTTGTCAAGTCATACTTGTGTAACGATAATTGAGGACGGTTGATTTTATTTAAAATTTTCATCTTATTATTGTCACTAATCATAACAGATCGTAACGACATTAATTTTATATTCAGTTTAATAGATTCTTGTTCATCAATAATCCTTGACGCAACTTTCAACTTAGAATTTTCAGCAGCATCAATAACATCATCAAACGTAAGATGTTGTTCAGTAACAAATTCAGGCACAATCTTTAATAGAGTTTTCATTCCCAACCCTTTTATGCCGGGAAGATTATCACTGGTATCGCCAGTTAATGCCCTATACAAAAGGAAATTGTTAGGATGTATCTCATAATCTTCAACTACTATTTCTGGAATGTATGTTTTCTTTCTGACCGGATTCCAGACTTTAATATCGTCTCCGACCAATTGAAGAAAATCTTTATCGGTAGAATAAATAATACTCTCTCCACCGTTCTCCACCACATGTTGGGCAATATAACTAATGATGTCATCTGCTTCAACGTGGTCAAGAGTAATCGTTGTAATGGGCAATTTCATCAACGCCTTTGCAACGATCACCAATTCATATCTCATCAAATCCTGTTCGTCTTTTTCGGTGGTCATATCATAAGTTCGGTTTAACCTAGTTAAAGGTTTTCTACCTAACTTATAATCGGGATAAATATCTCTTCGGCGTTTAGAACCACCTTTGCCATCAAATATAACATACACCCGACTAGGTTTAAACTTACGAGTTACATAACCAACCGACTTTAAAAATCCTGTAACTCCTCCTATATGGTTTCCATTCTCATCCATAGTTGGAATTGCAGCAAAGGATCTAATAAATGTATTCATACCATCAATAATCAAAACCCGATCATTAAGAGCAATACCCTCATCCTTATTAGAAAAATCCATTGACTGAAAAACTTCTAGAAGATCCTGCGTCATTCCTCATCATCCTCGAAAATTGGTTTCTTATCTGTTGAACGATAAGACATAATTATATTTTCACAAATATCATTATAGATCTTATCCTTACGTTCTTGATCTGCTTCTAAAAACTCTGCAAAATCTTTGGCTTGGAACTTATGTTCTTCACCACTTTCATCAACAAATTTATACCAAGCACCCGCCTGTTTAACTAACTTGTTTTCCTTCATAACCTTTAACCACGCAGAATATTCATCAATACCGCGGTCAAAGTAAATATCAAAAGTGGCCTCACGAAGTGGAGGGCCGCAACGATTCTTCATTACAATTGCTTTGACAGTTACACCAACAACATCTTTTGAAGAATTTTTTATCTTTGAAATCATCTTCAATCTCAAACGAACTGATGAATGGAATCGAAGTGACATTCCTCCAGAAGTAGTGTACTGATCTGCGAACGGCATTGCATTCATCTTCTGTCTTAACTGATTAGTGAAGATTAATAGAATACGTTGTTTGGCTAACATATTCGTAACCTTTCTCATAGCCTTACTTAGAATGATTGCCTTGTCAGTTGCATAACCATCCTTGGTAAACTTAGATTCTATTTCACTCTTGGTCGAAGCAGAAGAAACAGAATCTACTACAATAGTAACAATCTTATCCTTATCGGTTTTTCTGACCTTCTCAATGATATTGGTTATCATCTCAAAGACATCTTCTATTGCCTCGGCATGAACATAAACCAACTTGGACATGTCAAGACCAATAGCACGATAAAAATCATCATGTACGGCAGATTCGGTATCAATAATAACACCGACACCACCTCTCTTTTGAGTATTAGCTATAACGTGTGCGGCTAATAAACTCTTACCTGACTGTTCTAGTCCTGTAATTTCTACTATCCTACCCACAGGCAGACCACCATGCGGACGATTTGCAATCGCCAAATCAAGCATGGTGGCACCTGTAGGTACCCAATCGTTTAAATCAACTGGTGTTTCGTCATAGCCGTCTAAGAAGTATGCAACTTGATCTTCTTCAGACATCAAAGAGTTTAAACTATCAGCAATAATTTGCGCCATCTCATCACGATCAGGCGTCTTTACCTTCTTTTTGACAGCCATGAGCTAGCCCCTTATTCTGAAAATAGGGACTCAAACTCATCTACTGCTGACTTAACCTTATCACCACCAGACGAAGCCTGTACTGTAGCAGGTGCAGTTACCTGTTCAGTTGTACTAGTATCTTCATCCGCTGAATTAGGATCAAGGTAACGCTTTAGAACAACGGACAGCTCTTCAAAAGTAGGTTCCTTGAAAAGAGTATTAAGATCTGGTTGCTTGGTTGTCCAGCGTTCGACCAACTCAGCATCCTCTGAAACTGGAGTCTGATTCGGCTTCACCAAAATCGTTGTCTTCGCGAAGTTCGTATCACTCTTCTCCTGTGGAGTATAATCCACTACAATGTCCCGTCCAGTTTCGATATGAGTAATATCACCATAGTCGGGATCGTTAATGTAAGTAAGAAGTGCTTGATAAACAGTCTTACCAAACGAGTAAAAACGCACACCCTTGTCTTCTTCACCACGGACCACTACTGGAGCGAAAGTGCGAAGTTTGGGCATAAAAGCACGAGCCTGTTGATAAGCATCACGGGTTCCCTCAGCACGAAGGTTCTCCGCGAACTCTGCAATCGGATCACGATTACCGTTGGAAATTGGACTTAGGTGACTCCGGTTTCCAAGATAATGGAAATAGAGTTCACTGAAGGGGTTTTCGGGACAGTTCGTCAACGGAACGATCCTTACTTGGGACTTGCCTTCTGTCGGCCTCCAAAAAGCGGATGTCCGCTTAGTTTGTCCCTGAAAAGTGTTTAACTTGGCACGAAGTGCCGCAATGTCAAGAGCCATAATTTTCTCCTTATGGTTTAGGGTTTAAAATTTAACACTACATAATCTAACAGGTTTAGTATTAACTGTCAAGGGGTAATTTAAGGTTTATTTATTTATTATTAAGTATTCGTAATTTCGTCTAATCTTAAAATTTGTTTTACTTGTGTTGGTATCTTTTTCAATTTGCCATATGCGGTGACCAAAACCATATTCTCTAATTCTTCCCAATCAACTCTAAATCTTTTATCTAGGATTCCATTATTCTTTTCCATGATTAATTTATTAAGAGCATTGATTGTATAAATGGTATTAGTTTGTTTTTTACGATGAACGGATATTGTGGAATTTAAAACATCGTTTAAATCAGCATTTGTAACATTATATGTTAAAATTAACTGTTGTTCATCATCAGAGTAAATGTCCACTGCTTCTTTCGTATTTTCTAAAATAAAAATTTTATCTGAAACTACTTGATATTTTTCTGAGATCTCTTGACAAGTTTTGATCAACTCATCTGACTTACAAAAAGTACAAAGTAACTGTGTCTCCATGACAATCCCTCTGTTGGAATTGTCTATAAATAGGTTTAAAAATGTTCAAATTTCATATTTTTCAGGTTGTCACCAATAGAAATTGAAAACGGATGTTTCAATACATCCCGTAAAATATTAATTAAATTATCAATTTTAGCTTCCTCTACATCAAAAAGCATTGAATCATAAGTATAGAGAATCGGAACTATATCTTGTTTTATAAGATTGTACAAATATTTGATATTTGTTTCTGCTTCCACCGACTGAACAAAATAATTAAATACTTTATTTCGTATAGCGTTTTCTACCACAATCTTTTTGCCAAGCTCTGTAATCAACATACCTTTACTCTGATACTCTGACCACAATTTATCTTGGAATCTATCAACTTTATCAAACAACGGAATGTCTTTTACAATATCTTCAAACTGATATCCATAAAGATTTCTAAAAGTTATTACCTTTGACTCATTATATTGTTTCGGTGTTAGTTCTGTTGTTTTAAAATAATGTTGACCCAACATTGTATGTGGGTCTTCTGGAAGTTCCATACCAATCTGTTCTGCAACTAAAAATAAATGATAACCATTAAAATCCATATTTACTAACTTACCATTCTCATGTCTAGAAACAAATGAGGTTCTAGAGTCATCAGCCTTATTGAGAGCAGCATAATTGATTCCACCATATGCGTTACTGGGTCTGCCTGTGGTGGTGTAATGATTATAGTTAGTTAAAACTCTATCATCGTTAATTAAATTACGCCTCTCCAATCCAAATGAATTCAAAAATGTATCGTGATCAACAAACAATCCTTCAGATTCTATTTTAGAAAAAACATAAGGAATAATATTATGGTATGTAGTTAGATACTTCTGATCAAAAGCATCTTTCTTTTTATCTAACAATACAACATCTAACGATTGACCAATTTGTTGAAGCGTATCCAAATGAGAATAAATGGGAATCACCGAATTTAGATTAGAAACTTGACTCAACCGAACAGAATAGAATGTAGAAAGTTGATTGTAAACTTCCTTATTATCAAAATATTTTAAATCAAAACAATCTTGTACATCCAACCCCAAGTGTAACAATTGCTTTATGTCATACACAAAAGCATTTCGTAGAACCAAACCTTGATAATCTTGGTGGGGATAATCAACATGAGTAAATGAAGAATAGAATTCTCCATCTTGAGTCTTAACATAAATGCAAGACAAAGAATTTAAGAGAGGGTGTGCCTCTGGATCTGAAAGTAAATACAAACAAACCTTGGGTTCGTCAGAAGCTAGAAGTGTTTGTAAATCATAACCTTTTAAAAATTGCATCAAACTCCGTCATAAAATTCTTGATAGTTTGTCAAATGATTTTCAAGATATGGTATTCTCTTACTAAGGAATTTAACTGCTGCAGCGTTCTGTGTCAAGACGCTAGGAATATTAATTTGTTCTCTACCCCCAGCAAATGTAGGATTGCCCGTGTATAAATTAAATTTACGATCCGTTAAGTGACCTTTAATAACCCATTTCAAATGACCTAACACAACATACGAATTGTCATAGAAACGTTCATAATCTTTACGAGAAATCTCAAATACTTCATTATATATACGATTTGCTCTAGCAGCAAAATATCGTGGAAGATAACCTTGCAGTCTATAAACTTCCGTTATTGTTGGTGCTGTGTTTGTAATAGTGACATCAAATAACATTATGAATCTCCTAACATATGTGCTCCCCTACCCACAATTCCCGCGTGGGGATCGTCCCCGCCTACTCGAGCTTTGGCCATAGCCGCTTGAAAACGTGGTTGGCCACTAGCAATCAATTGACCTTGAAGTTCTGTGGTCCACGCTGTAGAATCTATAGTATGTTTATATCCGGTCACCATAAAAACATTAGTTTCATTATATGGTGAAGGTAAAACATTTTTAACCGTAAACAAATTTCCAAACTTAAAACCATCAAGGCCTTGTAATTTTATATTAATTTGTGGTGCTGCTGGAAGACTTGTCTGTTGAAGTAACTTATTTTTAATTGTTGAAGCTTTCATGGCAGCAGGTGTTAATTCTTGATATCCTATTATTTCTCTAAGAAGGCGTTCTTCAGTTATTTCGTCTGCGTCCATACGATTATCAACCTCACCCGAAGCTACTTCGTCCATCGCTTGATAAAGTAATGCTTTAGTAATGATCCGTTCAATCCGTTCCGATGAGAGGCCTGTGACGCCGTTTATTGTTAGGTCGTGGGGGCGGGCCGCTTTCCGTGCATACCCATCACGCTTTGCCAGGTAGATTTTAGCTCCCCTCACCATTATAGCGTGAATTTCACCTCTATCAATGTCATTATTTAAGACATTAAACCGATTTATAATTTGTTCTTTTCCACCTGCTTTTTCAGATATTACTATTCCAGTAGTTCTAATTAACTCTTGTATCGTCTGTAAATCTTGGTTATCAGAGAGTTGTTGATCACGCAACATACTTTTTACGGCAGCCTCTCCATTATCATCCAGAGCATATCCATAATCTACAACAGTTTTTAACTCTGGATCTCCGTAAACTCCTCCTATGGTTTCTAAAGGACTAAACGTACTTGCCATAACAGAACTTGCAATAGCAGTTGGCAACGAAAAATTTAAATCATATGATAATGCCTCTGAAACATTTCCAGAAAAGAAAGTAAACAAATTCGACTTTTTATTTCCTATATTGTCGGCAACCATTTTTCTTTCATCAAAAATTGTTAATACAATCTTAGTAGTGAGGCCCGAACGGCCGGTAAAGCGCCCCAGCTCCTCCATCGCTGCATCTTTCTCTTCCCCTGACATATTTTCATAATTGGCCAAGATGTCTGTAGGAGGTTTCATCTCCACATATCTCATTTTTAAATTTAAAAGATTATTACTAGAAACATTTATTTGGTTCAAAACTTTTTGTACTGCCTCAGCAACTGAATTGGAAGAATTAAAAGCATCTCTAATAACCAAATAATTTATAAAAATACCACCAAGTGAATCTGTATTTGTATACAATTCCTTTTCAGACCATTCAGGAACAATAGCAAAAAAACTAGTATTAGTTGAATCTGTGTATTTATATGAATAATTGTCTTGTCGTATGTTTTGGAAAAACGTAGAATATTCCGTAGAAATCCTCTCGACTAATGATCCCAGTTGGGACAAGTGATCTCCATCACGATCTCCCCCCCCATACACTAGTGTACCGGCGTCAACATACAAATTAACATTGTTTATTAATATGCTGTTAATATCTATTGATCTTAATTCTGGATAATATATGATTCTATCTGACTCATCTTCATCGCCTGATTCAAGTTTTACTTCATAGTTAAATACCTCCGAATTACGAAATGCGGTGTTTATAATTCGTGGTAACAACCTATCGAAAAAATATCGTAAAGATAGATATGTAATATCTGAACCACTCTTGATGTTATACTTCTGTTGAGCCTCCGCATCCTTATTCGAAGTTGACCTATCAACTGTACGTTGCCCGGAACCCTCAACAAATGGAATCTCGACAGGATCAATAGTCCACTCAGAAGGTAATATAATCTGGTGATTATATTTATTCTCAACATTATCCACATCCACGTTGACCAGACCATCTTCTATAACTGACTGAAAATATATGTCATGATCTGGTTGCCATCCCTCCCGTGAAATTTGGCCAAATCCTTCACGAATGGATTTTGACTGTTGAGTATTTTCACGATAGTCTAAAAATGTATCATCTATGCCCAGTGTAAATAAAAATTCTAATGCATTTATAATTTCTATTTCAGCTTCATATTCATTTTGTTCATTTAATCGGGTTCTAAAATTAGACACCAGCCCAATGACGGCTCCAGAATTTCTTGTGGGCTTTAATGGTATATTATTTCTAAAATTATCTACATATTTTTGAAAAGTAGAACCATCTAACACATCAAAGAACTCTAAATCTTTATTAGTTGTACCCGCAGCAGAAACCGATTCATACTCCAAACCTACCCGCGGGGGTTCGTCTGGGGCCGACTCAAAGAAGCCCTTCTTCACCAACAGTTGTTCATCAGTAACCGGATTTCGAGTATGACCATACTCAATAACAATTGGATTTCCTGGCCGTAACATGGTTTGATAAATAAAATCATATTGTTCTTTTCCATAAAACTTTAAACTAACCACGGCCTTAAAAATAAAACCACCTTTGGATTGAGTTGATATAGTTACTCCAGTTACGCCGGGGGGTGGTAAATTTGGAACAGTATCAATGTGAACTGGAGTTGGTTTATTACCCATATATGTTATTCCAATACCTGTTCCTGTCTGTCCTCCTCTATTAAAATATGAACTAAGACTGTTCATATTATCTAGATCGGATATGCCTAGTGTAAATCCTCTTAATTGTTGATACTTCTTATTGGGATCTGAAACAGACCATACACCTTCAGTTTCAACAAGTGAAGTTACTCTTACATGGGGCATTAATACAGTTTGAAGAGCATTAAAAGATTTTCTATAATTTAATTCGTCTTGTATATCTTTACTAAATGAATTTTTAAATAAAGGCATCATCTATCCTTGGAATAACCAAATTTTTGCCCGGAGTAGCATATAAAGTACCCTTTACTTCATTGTTTGCTCTTGCAATTATAAACCACTTGGAACTATCATTATAAAATTTATGAGCAATAAGATCTAATCTTTCTTTTTCTTTCGGTGTATAACGAGTTAATACTTGTACATTGTCTTTAAACGAATCAACGAATGAAATTTTATATGTGTTTCCGCGGCCGGGTATATTGACAAGTCTTGTTTCCTTAAAGCGTTTCATAATTTAATCTCCAAAATATTAAGGAAGGGGTACGCCAAATGAATCATGTGTGGGTCGTGGTCCAGCAAATGAATTCCATCTGTTGGCGTCGGGTTCGGAGAGAGTTGGAACTGGTGGTGGGAAAGGATGGTCAGGTTTTATTAATTCATGTGCATCTTTTAAATACAATGTAAATTGATCATCTACCATCGCCGAATGTGTATAAAGTTTCTTATCCAACAACCTAACCCCAATACCAACAAGCACCGACATAGGCGTTTGCCTATCTATGTCCCAAGATGTATCATTTGCAATAGTATGAGTTAAAGTTTGAACAATACATGGTTGTTTTACATAAAGTCTTCCAATAGTTAACTGTGTCACCAGTGGAGTCAAATATCCGAGCCCACTTCCTTCAGAACTTTCTGGATAAGCTAAACTTGTTAAATACGCCATCTTCTGCATTACAAGATCTCGTTCAGCTTCTGAAAAAGCGTGTAATCTTAATGAAAAACCAACATCTCTAGTTACTCTATCATAAGTATAAAAGGTTTCATAACGACCAATATATTTGTTTTCATTATATGTTGGAGTTACCGTTTCATTTATATCTTCAATAAATGCTCTAAATCTAACTTCTGCAGCTTCCTCTTGACCAAAAACTCTAAATATAACATCAATAGAATCTGAATCAAATTGCGAATCATGTTCTCTATAAACACTAGGGTTGTCGGCTTGCATCCAATCTTTATAATATGGATTGTCCCAAGCTTGTGCTACAAAAACTGTTTTCCCATCTTCAGTCTGTGTAGTATTACTGCCTGCTTCAAGACCAATTGAAATTATTTTATTTTGTTGTTTATAAGTCTGCATTGCATCCAGATACGAAATGGGTGTCCCATCGTCCCAAAGTCCACGCGGTGCTTCTAGATTGTCCGCACCCAACTCGCGAGTTAATTTGGCTTCTTCTTCCGCTTTGGAACCATAATATCTCATTCGTATATTACTAGCACCAAAGTCCGGTGTTTGCAAAACACTACCAACACGATTTACATTATCAATAACATCATCAATACCAACAAAAAATCGTCTAATATTTCTAAGAAGAGTAATGTCCTGTGCTCTAGGCAAAAACTTAGTGACATAATCCGCAACCGTCCTTGATGGATTGGGCAATCTAACCCTACCACCAGTAACGCTGGTAATGAAACCAGTTAACCGATTCACTCCCGTAGATTGAACAACATCACCGACAATCTTTGCGACATATCTATGTATTCTCCTAGACACACTGCGTACTATGCTATTAAACTGTCTCTCAACAGAAAGATTAACAATCAAAAAGTCATTCTCTCGTAGAGATTGTAAATTATGAAATCCAGGCGCTATGCCGGATTCAGCTAAAGCACCATCTATAGGACCGCCGCGGCCAAAGCCCGATCCAAATGTTTCTCTATATGTTCCAGACTCATCGTATGGTTCCAAGCCCAGATAAACTTGGCCGTAACGACCCCCATCAGACACTCGTTGTAATCCTCTATTATGTTCCCAAATTTGTTCCAAATATCGAGTTTCAATTTCGGGCCTGTAGGCAGCTGAAGTGCCAAATAATCTAGCACTAAGTTGTCCAAGTTTTGAAACATGACCCTTACTATCAAGAAAATTATTTATGATATTTGCTCCCCATCTTCGAACCTTTGCAGCTGCAAGATCAACAAAGGTTAACCCACCCGTATTCAACATACCTTCTTTAGAAGATAGTCTGAGATAAACGGGGCCGGAACTAGAAACTAGTTTATCAGCAGTTTCTCCTTGCATTTTTCCAACGTCATCCGTTACAAAAGTAAATTCGCCCGGAATACTAACTGCGGTTGCGCCTGTTGCTATAGAAATCTTATAACCGTGTCTTGGTTTGTGTACTGTTGGATCAACATGATCTTTTAAATTATCTTCTCTATAATTTCTCGTATATGCAAAGGGGTTAGATTGTTGTAATAAAATTTGTCTATCTAAAAATCTAGCACCCACTTGGGTTTTTTCAAATTTTGAAATCCTATCTATGTCTCTGTCCAAACTCACCGATTCTCCAGAAAGTACCACATCGTCGTTCATAATACGCTCGCGTCGAATGTCATCTGGATAAACATAATTCAACGGATGAACATCACCATCACGTTTAGTAGGCACATTTCTATATACCGTACCCGCCTCTTGTCGTTTTTCAAACATATCTTTTAATTTACTCATCAGGCGTTCCTTATAGCACCTTCGGGTAATCTCATTATAGCCTTATCAAGATCTCTCATCTCAACTGTTATACCATTCAAAGCACCAGCCATAGCACCTGCGAGTGCATTGGTATCGACACCCCCACCTAAACTTGCAGGATTTTTTACTCCAACTATAGTGTCTTTGGGATTAAACGGAATGGGGGGTTTGCCTGGCCGATAAACAAAATCGTCCATAAACAACTCTGTAGCACCGTAAGCCAAACCCCCAGCGATAAGACCAGCAATACCGGCTCTCATCGCCCATTTAGATCCAAGCCTCATGACGCCAGCCGCGCCGGCCCTTGCTTTCGGGTTCGACAGTGCGAGTGCACTCGTCGCGCCCGCGGTCACAAGTCCGCTACCACCCGCACCGCCAACCGCGCCAAGAATGCTCATGAGTATAGTGATTTGGGATTGCAATAAACTATTTCTTTTGGTATCAAGATCTACTTTGAAATCGAAATCAACTTCTTGATTATCAACAATTCTTTGTACTTGGTCTGCGGAAAAGCCAGTCATTTGCCTTATTATGCCGGCTTGGTCCCGTCTTAACTGTGTGTTAACTCCAACTCCTGCCCCAACCAATCCAGTTCTGATTAAATCGGTATATTCCTCTGTCGTTCCTGTTAAAGCAACAGACATCAATTGACCAAAATCAACAGCAAAGCCGGGAAGGACCGCTCTTAATTGAGCAAAACCTTCTACGGTTCCTTCAAAATCTGTAGCAAATCCCGTTAAATTCTTATCTATTTCAGAAAATTCCAACCCAAGCTTTTTAGCATTAGCAATACCACGAACAATAAATTTATTAAACTCTCCACCTGCTCGAGCTACTGCGTCTCCACTTTTAGCTAATTCTGTAGCAGCAACTGTGCCACCAATACCAACTTGCCTAAACTGATTTATAGCTGCTTCTGTTCCCAGTATATTGGCTTGGAAAAGTCTTGTTAATCTTGTCAAATCGTTAGTACTAACACCCAGATCAAGTGCTAAATCGCCAAATCGTGCTGCGGCCTGTGGACTAACCAATCCGCCAAATTCTCCCGCGATTTGCCCAGCCCCACGAACCGCTCTAGCTGCTCCGCCGGGCCCTCTGAGTCGAAGTCCGTCATTTATTCCTATCATCTGACCAGCTGCTCCGAACCCGAACCCCAAAGCTTGTCTTTGGGTCGTGCCACCTAATTGCCTAGCTAAAACAGCTAAACCTTCATTGAACGCGGTAAGAGCAGTAACACCCATTCCCAACCCTACCGTAAATCTTTCTAGGGGCCCTTTTGCCTTTTTAAGTTGTGTTAAAAAATCACCAAGTCCAAAGAGTCGTATGCCTGTGCCGGGGATTCCGAAAGAAAGCTTATTAAGCATAGTAGTAAGACTGCCTTCAGATTGACCCCTTTGCCTAGTATTTTCTTCATCGCTTTCAGACTTCTGTTGAATACCACCCTCTAACTTTAACAGTGCATCTTTAAGTTCAATAAATAAATCTCGATCCTCAACAGCAAGTTTTAATACAGCCATTATTTAGTTCCTCTAAACTTGGAAAAACGTTGTGTTTGTTGTTGTGCTTGTAACTGTGCTCTTTTATTTTTTTCTTCAACCTTTTCTTTTATAACCGTAACATAATGATTCCTCAGTTGAATTGGCATGTTATACCATGTTTCAAAAGAGAAACCATCCACATTCATGCTAAGAGTAACCAATAAATCGTGAACCGCTAATCTATATTCCGATGTCAGGCCAAAAAAAGTTTAGCCCAATGGGCATACCCCCCTTCATCGTGTGACCACAACCTTCACAAGTAACTTCCATTGTCATATCAATTGATGGGTTAATTTTGTCAAATTCCTCTCTAATTAATTTAGAATCTTTAACAACCAAATTTTCCACCATGCTTGACAGAATACTTTTATCTGTTTCGCCATTAATAGAAACAATAATCTGTTTCAATCTAGATGTTACACTAGTTGTAAGTCCCTTGCTATATCTTTTACTCAATATTTTGTCAGTATTTTCTATATCCAGTTCATCACCACGCGTTAACGGTCTAACAGTAATATTCAATCCCGTTTCCGTAACAAACTGATGATGTCCATCTTCATTGACATCAATCAAATCATCTGGACTTTCCAACTGAGTCAAATCTACTGTATGTTCTATTTTTTCTTCACATGAGTCACAATCAATTTCTATCGGATAATCTTTACCATAAGCTAAAACTCTGGAAGCGATCACGACAGCATTAAGATCTCCTGTATTTAAATCTGCTGGTTTTACACCCTTATGAACCACCAAACTTTCCATTAACCTGTCCATAACCGTACCATTTGCAATCAAATTGGTACTTGTCAAAATATCTTCTTCTTTGGCGGTCATACCTTTCAATTCCAACTGACCACCACTTTCTCGTAACGGGTGTCCCTTTGGATAATATTTCCCTTGACTTGGAAGGGTAACAATTTCTACGGGATACATTAAATCACTCATAACATTTACAACTCCTGTTTTACTGTAACATATATAAATAGATTACAATTTCAGTTTTTCCCAAGATAGTTTCTTCACAAAGTCATTAAAGATAGATTTTGTGTTAACTGAATTTATAATCTCACCATCTACTATCTGTGATGCAATCTGTTGTTTCTCGCCTATCAACTCACTCATGTACACATCAATAGTATTTTCAACCGTCATATAATAAACCTGAACCTTATTATCTTGGCCAATTCTATGGATTCGATCTTCTGCCTGTTCGTGGTTAGCAGGAACCCAATCCCTGTCTATAAATATCACCGTATCTATTACGGATTGTAGTCCGTCAATACCCATGCCCGCAGCTTTAAGAGAGAAGAACCCAACCTTAGCCTCTCCATTCACCAACCGATCTATTGCGTCTTGGCGTTTCTTTTTGTTCATGCCACCGTGAAATAAAGCAGCATCATATCCATAATGTTCCGCTAATCGTTTTAGAGGATCAATGAAACAACCAAATACTAAAATGGACCTATCATTATCCAAATACTCATCAATAATTTCTTTAAGTCTTGGAATCTTTTGATCGGTCAAATACGATTGAATCTTTGGCATAGACGCTACAGATGGTTTTCCAGAAAAACGCCACTCTCCAAAAATCTCATCTAGAATATTTTTATATTCCTTTCGTTCTGAAAATGACATATCAATATACAAATCATTTCTTTGTTTATCTGGTAATTCGGGTAGAACTTCTGATTTCTTTCTCCGAATGGTTAGATCTTTAGTTCGTTCGTGAAGTTCTTTTAAGTTTCTAACCGGCATACCTTTCCATCCACCATAACGCTGAGTAAAATGATAGAAATTATTAAATCGTTCACGATCCAATACATTAAGAAGAGTAAACGCTTCTATGGGTCTGGACATGACCGGAGTTCCAGTTAAGAAAATAATATGATCTGTTTTAATGCCAGGAAATCGTTTTCTCTCTCTCCACGAACCAAGGATAGATTTAAACCGTAAGGTATTACGGTTTTTTAGAAAAGTAGCTTCATCACATACCAACATATCAAAATCCAGTTTTGCCAAAACATCATGGACTTTTCTAACTGCATCATAATTTATGATATGAAATTGATTATCTAAATCACCATCTACATCTTTGGTGGTCCAAATAGTAGAATCTAAATTCGTAAATTTCTCAATCTCTTTTCTCCAATTAAGTACCACAGATAATGGAGAAATAACCAGAGTTTTAAACTTCATCAACCGAGCATACGCAATCGCCTGAACAGTTTTGCCCAATCCTGGCTGATCAGCAATCATAGCTCTACCACCCGTATGATATACAAACTCTACACCAACGCGTTGGAAATTAAATAAAGGCAGATTTAATTCTGGCATTTCGAAATCCGTGTCTTCCTTCTCACGAACCTCATGTCGGACTTTAGTTTCTTCTAAAAGTTCTTTATAAAGTTTCTTAATTTTACGAGTACATTTAACCTCGTAATTTTTTATAATAGAAACTACTTTTGGAAGTTGAACAATTGGAAACCGCCAATGTTTCTCTTTATCATTCCATTTGCGACCATCAATCTCAAACTTAAACCGTTCAATCAAAGATCTGTCATACGGCATATTAATTTTAGCAGTAGTCTCATTGACTTCTGATATTTCTACCGTCTTTTTTTGTTTCCCAAATACTTGGGTTGTTTTTACGCGGGGTAGGTCTAATTGACCAACATCCTTATTTTGGAGCGCAAGAGAAACGGCCTCTCTCCAAAGAGGAGAAAAGTCCGCATTGTCTCTTATCCAATATATGTAATGTGGGTGTTCTCTGATTACATGAGCAAGGGTATATCCCTTGTATTTGCCGAACGGGAAAACAACCGATTCAGCAGAATCATGTATCATTCCTACTGAACTGGTTCAACCCTGACAAAGCGTTGCCCCTCAATATCCAAAAGCCATCCCTCTTCTGATGAAAGTTCCATCATACCCATGAGTTCATTAGCAGATTCATTAATATCTGTCATAAGTCGCTGCTGAGTCTGTTGAAGGGTTGTATTTGAATTATTGATAAGAACAGAAAGAGCTCTTGGAACTGGACATTCATCTGCAACATTATATTGTGGTTGCTGCGGAGCCCCGACAGGTGCACCCATTGGAATCTCAGGAACTTCCGGTGCATCTACCAATTTAGGTGCGGGCGGAAATGTACTCTCAATTTGTGCTTCACCATTATCTTTCTTCTTAGCCATGTAACCTCCTAAAAATTATTTAACATGTTTAATATAACCATTATTGATTTGCTTGTCAAGACCCCATTACCAAGGAACTCCACCTTCTACTTTACCTGTCGGTGGGTTGAGTTGGTCTGCAAGTGATTTACTCACATTCGCTGATATTTCTGCTACACGGTCATCGCCCAACGAAGCCGTTACCCACCCTTCTACAAGGTCTTCAGTTAAACTAGCATAAGCAACAAAATCAGCAGAAGCAACTGGATCAAGACTAACAGTTCCTATACTTCTTCCATAAAAACTACCAGTAACACCTAAACTTGATGTACCTACGGTTTCAGCAGTATACTGCCAATGTACAACACTAACTACATTATCCAAACTGGCTGAACTGTACGTTACCTCCAGTGGGTCAAAGTTCCAATCATACGTTATTGCCATAATTAAATTTCCTAAATAATTTAAAGTCTACTATAATATATACACCATTAATTAATTTGTCAAGGCCCCACTACCAAGGTTTAACCTTACGTCCAACAATTGGATTAAGTTGTCCTGCAATAGACTTACTTATGTCAGTTTGTATGTTTGTTATGGTTGCATCTCCCAATGAAGCGGTTACCCACCCTATAACAAGAGGTTCCGTTAAATTTTCATAACTAACAAAACTAGCGGAAGAAGCAGGGACAACACCAGCCCTCCCACTACTGTTACCACCAAAACTACCAGAAATACCCAAACTTGAAGTAGATGCAATATTGCCACTATATGACCACCCCACACTAGTAACTACATCCGACAAACTGGCCGAACTATACTCTACCTGTAATGAACTGATCTTCCATAAATATGATATTGCCATAACTATTATTTCTCCTATTAATTATTATTTTACTAATCTAAACTTTCGTAAGTTTCTATAACTGAGTTAACAAAATTAGCGTTCTTTACGAGTTCTACTATGATACGGCCATCAGAATCGGTCACATCAGAAGTCTTAACGTCAGGATCTTGTCTTTCAGCAACAACTATCCATGATACTTCAGCTGTTGAATTAGTATCCTGACAATTAATAGTCAAGGTATTTCCAGACACCGATCCACGAACAGCGTCCCATCCAGAATTATTTTGAACCCAAACCTGTGCTTCGTCAGCACGACATAATACTTCAAATGTTCCTTCGGTCATTCCTTCTGCGGTGTCAATATTAACTGTTGCAGTACCGCTTGAGAGAGCAACCTTGCCACGATACATGAGATCTGCCCGCGGGCCCTCTATCACACTGTGTATTAATCTATGTGTATCTCTTTTTGAAGCAAGCGGATGGTCAATTGAGAAACTTTTTGTTGAAGATACTGTGTGAGTTCCAGATATATATGTATTACCATTCACTTGGAATCTGTAGCCTGGGTTAACTGTGTGGATGGCAATATTACCATCGTCTCTATCAATTCTGAGATAGCCAGTGGAGAGACTGGTTCCACCACGGACAGAACATTCCATATCGTTATAATTACCTAAAACATAGTAAGGACTGCCTGTTCCTTGTTGAATGTCTGCGAACTCCTCCCCGCCGACAACCATTTG